CATCAAAACATTTTAAAACAGGATTTGCTCTACTTCTAGCTTCATCATTCCTTAAAAAATATCCAGATGGTGTTATTCTATTTTATGATTCAGAATTTGGTACACCACAATCTTATTTTCAAACATTTAAAATTCCATTTGATTCAGTTATTCATACACCAATCACTGATGTTGAAGAACTGAAATTTGATATTATGAAACAAATGAAAGCTATAGAACGTGGTGAACACATCTTTATCGTAGTTGATTCTATTGGTAATCTTGCTTCTAAAAAAGAAGTTGAAGATGCACTAGATGGTAAATCAGTTGCAGATATGTCTAGAGCAAAACAACTAAAATCATTGTTCCGTATGATTACACCACATCTTACCCTTAAAGATATTCCTATGGTGGTTGTTAATCATACATATAAAGAAATTAGTATGTTTCCAAAAGATATCGTTGGTGGTGGATGTGTTGTTGCTGGAACTAAAATTAAAATGTCAGACGGTAAATTAAAAAATATAGAATTTATTAATGTGGGTGATAAAGTTCTAACAAAAGATGGTGCAAAAGAAGTTACTAATATTTGGAATCCAGAAACACTATATGATGGTATTCCAGATTGTTATGAAGTCGAATTCGAAGATGGATATAAAGTTATAGTATCAGAAAATCATAAATTTTTATCAGATCAGGGCTGGATTAAAGTGACTGATGAATTAACTAATATAAATTTTATATCAGTTCCATAATAATAACTGTAAAAGGAAAAAATATGAAAGTTAAATCTGTTAAAAAAATAGGAAAATTACCAGTTTATGATATTTCTGTAGCCGATAATCAACAATATGTTTTGGAAAATGGTATTGTTTCACATAACACTGGTTCTTATTATGGTTCAGATAATATTTGGATCATTGGACGCCAACAAGAAAAAGATGGTACAGAAATTTCAGGTTATCACTTTGTAATTAATGTAGAAAAATCCCGTTATGTTAAAGAAAAATCAAAAATTCCAATTACTTTGTCATACGAAAACGGTATTAATAAATGGTCAGGACTATTAGATATAGCCCTACAAGGTAATTATGTTGCTAAACCTAAGAATGGATGGTATGCTGTAGTAGACCAGGAGACTGGAGAACTTAAAGAACCAAATATGAGAGCATCTGATATAGTCAATAATAAAAATTTCTGGATTAAAATATTCGAAACAACCGATTTTGCAAAGTATATAGAAAAAACATATAAAGTAACAACTGGATCTATTATGGAGGATTCAGATGATAAATCAGATTGAAGAATATAATAATAAAAATAAAAAAGCAGTTGTATTAGAAACTAATCCTGGTAAATATGCTATAGATTTTTATGAGAATGACATATATACTCATACTATAATGTATACAGAGAGAAGTTTACAAAACGTTAAAAAAGATGCTGAAGATTATACATTAGATATTTTCCATCCTAATAGGAGAATGCATGAATCTAGAGAAAATCATATTCAACAATCTAATCAATAATGAAGAATATACACGTAAAGTAATTCCATTCCTCAAAGAAGAATATTTCTCTTCACAAGAAAATAAACAAATTTTTACTATTATAGACAATTATATCAAACTTTATAATAAAATGCCTTCTAAAGAAGCATTACTTGTGGACTTGTCTAATATGACAATGACACAAGAAACACATAAAGCATGTTACGATATCATTGCATCATTAGAAAAAACTAATACTAATGATGAACAATGGTTAATTGATAATACAGAAAAATTCTGTCAAGAAAAAGCTGTCTATAATGCTATTATGGACAGTATTCATATTCTCGATGATAAGACAGGTAAACAATCTAAAGGATCTATTCCACAAATCCTTTCAGATGCATTGTCTGTTAGCTTCGATTCTCACATTGGACATGACTTTCTTGAAGACTTTGATAAAAGATTCGACTTCTATCATACTAAAGAAGCTAAAATCCAATTTGATCTTGATTACTTTAATAAAATTACACGAGGAGGATTGTCTAAGAAAACATTGAATATCGTATTGGCTGGTTGTGTTCATCCTAATACTGAAGTTAAAATTAGATTTAGGAAAAAAGTGTAAATCCTTTTTTATAACCTTTCAATACATTAATATTTATATGGAGTAATATATGAATTACGAATGGACAGAAAAAAATATTTCTATTGGTGAAATAAAAGATCTATTAAAAGATTATGAAGTAGAAATTGATTCACCTGATGGTTGGGTTGGAGTTAATTTTTTTATTGATAAAGGAGAATGGGATGAATATGTATTAAAAACTGATAATGGTCTGGAAGTTAAATGTAACGAAAATCATTTATTTAAAACTAATATGGGATGGATTTCTGCTAAAAATATGATTAATAAAGATTCTTTATGGATTGTAAATACAAATAAAGGAGAAAGTGTAGCTACTGTAAATAAAACAGAAAATAAGATACCAATTGTTGATATCAATGTTAACCATGAAAATCATAGATATTACACAAATGGTGTAGAATCACATAATACAGGTGTTGGTAAATCCTTGTTCATGTGTCATTGTGCTTCAGCTAATCTATTCGATGGCCTAAATGTTCTATATATCACTATGGAAATGTCAGAAGAAAAAATTGCAGAACGTATTGATGCTAATATGTTAGATGTAAGAATTGACGAACTTATTGATATACCTAAAGATGTATATGATAAAAAAGTAAATAGATTGAAGAATAAAACTAAAGGTAAACTAATCATCAAGGAATATCCAACAGCATGTGCAGGTTCAGCTAACTTTAGACATCTAATAAACGAACTCAAAATTAAAAGAAACTTTATTCCTGATATTATCTATATTGATTATCTAAACATTTGTATTTCATCTAGATTGAAACAGTCATCTAATGTAAATTCGTATACCTATATTAAAGCAATCGCAGAAGAACTTAGAGGATTAGCTGTAGAGTTTAATGTTCCTATAGTATCTGCAACACAAACTACAAGGAGTGGGTTTGCTTCATCTGATTTAGGACTAGAAGATACATCTGAATCTTTCGGACTTCCAGCAACTGCTGATTTTATGTTTGCTATTATATCCACAGAAGAATTAGCAGAATTAAATCAGATTATGGTAAAGCAATTGAAGAATAGGTATTCTGATCCATCAGTCAATAAGAGGTTTGTGATTGGTGTTGACAAAGGAAAAATGAAGCTGTATGATGTAGAACAGGAAGCACAAGAGGATATTTTGGATGGACCAGTTTTTGATAATTCCGAATTTGGAACAGAAGAAAATGAAAGGTCTAAACCTAAATCAAAGTTTGACAAAAATAAATTCAGAGGATTCAAATAATGGCTAGTCTTGTTTCTGCTATCAATTCATCCACTATTCGTCTAAAAGATCTTTATAAAGCTCGTCAATATTATCAAGAAGAATATACAGGAGATCAAGATTATAAATTATGGATTATCTCATGTCTATCTATCGAGATTAAACATTTAGAAGGTGAAGTACATTTTCTATACAAAGAAGAAGTGTTTGACAAATATAGGAGTGTTATATGAACTATAAAGTTATTTCTAATAAAAAAGATAAAAATTATAGTGTGTATGAAACTTCAACAGATCAAATCATCAAAACATTTGAAAAAATGATTGATGCCAAAAATTTAATGAAAAAATTAAATTTAGGTGGAGGATTTGATGGTCAAACTCCTTCTTTCTTTTTAATAAAAACAGAAGTTGTATAAATAGATTTCACGAAACATGTTATATTCTTTTTAAGGAATATCAGCGGCACAGAAGTTAAAAGCTTTAGGAATAGTTGAGGTACAGGTGGGGTTCCTCTCAACACATGTTTTAATTTAAGGGTAGGTCGAAAGACTTACCCTTTTTTATTACATAAATAATATTAAATCTCAAAAAAGTAATAGGATATAAAATGATGAATTTTAAAAATTTTCTAATTGAAGAAAAAGACGAAAAAGATATGGTCAGAGAAATTCATCATCTACCAATGTATAATGGGCATGAAGGAGTTGCAGATACTGCTAATGCTCTTGAAGATATACACGATCATTTGGTAGGTAAAAAAAGTTCTATACCAAAAACTATAGAACAAGATGGTATACCAATAATGTTTGGTGTTCATAAAAAACAATTTTTTATAGAACTCAATGGTATAAAAGTTTCATCATTTGATGATATTGATCAGAATTTCCAAGAACCTATGCTTAATCAAATATTAAAACAAGCTGCTACATTATTGCCATCTATATTACCAAGACATAGCAAATTCTATGGTGGTAAAATATCTCTATCAGATAATAATAAATTAGCAATATCAATTGAAACAGATCAACGTGGTAATCCTATAAAAGATAAAGATCTAGCTGAATTTAAACCAAACGATAATGTAGACATACTAGACAATTCTGTACAAGCTGATCCTTCTAATTATACTCCAGAAGATCAAAATGAATTTTTAATGCATATGAATAATGCACGAAAAGCTTATTCTAAAATGGACCCTGATGCATTAGAATTAATCGATGGTCATCAAAATAATATTAAAAAATATATTAATGATAAAGATCTAATGAATGATAAACATTCAATAGAAGATTTCATAAATTATCTAATGATTGAATCAAAAGGTAAAATGTTAAGAAAACAAAAAGATGCTACCAAAGAAGGTTCTGATAAATTATTAAAGAAACATGAAAAAAATGTAAATCATATTCTACAAAATGAAAAACATTTTAAGAATGTATTAGATATGTTTAGATCATTATCAGGAAGTTCAAAAGTATTATCAAATGTTTTAAGTAAAAATGGTAATAAAGGTAATTTGATATTACATCATTCTAATGGTAAAAAAAGTAAATTAAAAATACCTAAATCTATTAATGAAGAAATTACAACTTCATCATCAGGAGATATGAGAGGAATGGGTTATGTATCAGGAAATCCTGGAGGGGGTTCTCCTGGATATAGAGGTGGTAATGTAATAGATTCAGATCAAAGAAATAATATTTTATTAAAATTATTCAAAGATTTTCATCATAGGCACCATATCAAAGGTAAAAAATAATGGCGCAATTTAGAAAAGATACTCATCAATATTTAAGTGATGGAAAAACAATATTCGAAGTTGTTATGCTT